TATTACTATTTCCTATCTCTACCTTTTCACCAATTAAAGAAGTAAAATAACCAACTCTATCTTCATCAGAAGGGTTTCCATCGTTCCACTCAAAATATTCAGCATAATCGGCAGGAGCACCAGCATCAGCAGTACCTGTAAAATAACCTTGACCTACCGTTCCGTTGAATGCTACTTTATTGTTGGTTGTTGATGGAGTGTTAGGAAGTACATCATCATATGCAAGCAACCAAGTGTTTCCACTAAATTGTTTATTTTTACCACCAGAACCCATAAGAACAAAATTTCCTACTATACCACCACCACCAAAACCTTCAATTTTATTGTCGTAACCTCCTATTATTGCTGAATGTTGAATTGTATATTGAGAAGATGAATTTTTTTGACCTATTGTATTGCTAACTCCACCAATTATTGCACATTCTGTTACACCATAACCAAGTAAAGATTTTTGCGCTATAGTGTTTCCACTTCCTCCTATTATTGCACTGTTATCAGTTCCAATAATTTCATTTCTTTGACCTGCTACTAAAACAACGTTTTCCGCATGCGCATTAGATATACCAGTAATTTCATTTGATATAGCATTATTTGCTCCACCAATAATAGCTGAATTTTCAGAAGAAATATCTCCAGAAGAAGCAGGAGTTATACTACTACTATTTGAAGAGATAATTGAACTAGTTAATCCTCCACTTATAATAGAATCTCTAGAGCTTATAATAGAAGAGGTTGTAGAACCAGATAATTTATTTCTGTAATCAATAACAGCGACAGCATCACTACCTCCACCTACAATTATAGAGCCACCAGAATTTTCTATAATATTCTCAGAACCTGATATTATACCTGAACTTTCTACATAGCTATCATTTACAATTCTTGTACCGCCAGCAGCAAAGTAAGTACCACCAACAATAAAACTATATTCAGAGTTTACAATATCAGAAAAAGGACCCGGTGATATCATAATATTTGCTGCTTCTGTTTTTCCAGCAAAAGGAGAAGTAATAGATTGACCTTGTTTAGAACCTCCAAAAATACCACTATTAAAAGTATCTACAGTTCTATTAAGCCCTCCTAATAATACAGAAGTTCCACCACTAGCTATATGATTGCCTCCATCAGCTTCGCCAAAACAAAAAGAAGTTACTCCTGTTGCTTGCAAAGAATCTACACCGTTATCAGGACCACCTCCTGCAAAAGATTGGTCACCTGTTGCCTCAGCTCCATAACCAAAAGCCCAAGAAGCAATACCGCTTGACAATGTATCTCGTCCTTGAGCATGGGAGTTTCTATTTGTAGCATCTGTTCCTGAGCCAAATGCTGTAGAACCATCACCACTGGCTAAATTTGCTGGCGAAGCTATTTGCTCAATAGAATTTACCCCAGTACCTCTTTCAAAAACATATGACGCAGCATCATTGGCATCATTAATTTTAATTCTACCTTCATTTACATTATCACCAGTTAATATTAGTTCTGACATTTATTATTCTTTTTTATATAAATATTACTATCTATTTTTAATCTATTAATTTATTTACATAATTTAAAATGTAAATACTATACAAAAATACAATCTCCCACATCTGCAAAGGTTGTTCCTGTGCTACCCCACAATAAGTTTATTGTTAATTCAAGACCTGTTGTGTCTCCATCTATATCATAAGGTTGTGGTGTATCAGCATAACCAGGTTTTGTAACAGTAACTATACCAGCACCACCAGCAACATTGTTTACAGTATAATTACCATTAGAATCTGTAATTGCAGAGAAGCTTGTACCAGCACCACCACCTAAAGGCTCATTAGTTCCTGCTGAAATTGTAGTATCAGTTGTTGTATCAACTCCAACTTCTAAAACTGAAGTTGTTAATTGAACTGTAAATGTAACAGTAGCGCCAGAAACAGGACAACCATAGTTGTAGTCTTGGTAAACAGTTCCTTGAACTGTGTAAATTCCATCAGTATCTGTTATAGCCGTTTCGTTTCTACCCCAGTTAGTTACGCTTTGTTTTACTCCAAATAAATTAATAACTTCTTTTGTGTTTCCAAGCCTATACAAAAAAGAAGAGTCAGGACTTAAAGTAACAGAAAATGTTCTTACAAAATCAGCTATACCTTCTTGTTTAGGTATATTAAAAGTACTAGCTCCTGTAAAAGTAGCATCTGTTAAATCGTATGTAACTTGTAATTTATAATAATCTCCATCTGAAACGTTATTAAAACTAAAGATAGGAGAAAAAGTATCTAATTGACCTATTACGGTAGGACCTCCGTCTACCACATCTATATTTGGTTTTTGAGGAGCTGAAAAATAAGTAAAAGTAGCACCATTTGTTGTTAATCCTGAAAAAGTTCCTCCACTAATTATTGTTTGGTCTTTTTCTGTAGTAACTAAAAAGTTTCCATCTGAATTAAGACCAGAATATGAAAAGTCTACAGCAGAACCTCCGCTTAAAATTTTAAAACCACCTAAAGTCTTATCTCTTTCTTGTATAAATTCATATCTAGTATCTATAAAGTATTGAGCTTTATCTAAAAGCAGCTGTTCCGCAAAACTATTTGCTGGTTTTACTATTTCAGGAAGAGTAAGAATATGAGTAGGAGTAGATATAGTATCTCCTGTTTCGTATAATGTTACTAAAGGAGTTCCTAACAAAGATGAAATGGTTTCTTTTGTTGGAGTAAAACCAGTAGAACCAGTAAAACTATTTATTTCATCTCCATCTTCATCTAAGTTTTGAACAACAAAATCATAAGTTGGAAAATCAACTCTGTATATATCATAAACAACATTTGTAATTCCTGAAAAAGAACTAGTATTTGCAGTATAATTGTATGTTAATGATTTTTGATTGTTTACATTTACAGAAATACCATCAACTACCTGTTGATAATATTTAAAAGTAGCACCTTGAAGATTGTACAAAGGCAAATTAAAAACTTTTGGCTCAACAGGTGGTTCAAATATTTTTGGTATAGTATTTTGTATAAATACTTGTGAAATACCATCGTTTTCACCAATAGTCCTAGATGTTATTACTTTATTTATTGACATATTATTCTGGGTAAATTATTGGTGTTAGCTGTGGAGGGTCTGCATAAGGTGTTGTGTTTAAATCTTCTTCAAATATACTTCCTGTAGCGTTTGCTAAATTTGTATTAGGCTCTAAAGATGTAGGTAATGTAACTTCGAAATTAGAAATGTCAACAGTTCCTTCTGGATTTTCTGGTATTATTGCAGTTAAGTTATGAGTGTTAATTTCTTCGTCAAAATTATTCTCTAAACTTACAGTAAAATCTGCAGCTTGTACAGTAGGCTCAAAAACAGGAGGTATATCTACTTTAAATTCAGAACCATCATTTATCCCAGGTCTATAAATAAATCTATGCCTATTAAATTCTGTATTTTTATAAACAGTACCATAAGAGTTTAGTATACTTGTTGAAGGTATAAAGAAAGGAACTAAATTTTGAAAATTCCTTTCTAGTAAATTTAAAAACTTTTCTAACTTTCTAAAAGTTAATCTATTAGACATGTTAGCATCTAAAAGCATATAAGTTATATAAATTTTCTTTAAATCCCTATAAGTACCAGTATGACCTTGTTGCCAGCCTAAAGTTTTTCTATTTCTTGGGTCTACATTTCTAGCATAAATATATTCTAACCAGTTTTGTATTGTCATTGCACTCATGTTAGGAGGAAAAACATCTTCTAACTCTTCTACTTGCCATTCAAAAGGAACTGTTAAGGCAGAAAAAACAGGAGCCAAGCTTCCCCATCCCCACCATCCATATCCTAATTCATACCAATCCATTACATCACATTCGATAGCTCTAGAAGACCTAAGGTCTACGTTAATTTCTTTTGTGTTTACTATATTTCTGGTATTACCTGATTTAATTTTTAGATTATCAACTTTTAGTGTTGGGTCAAATTCAGCCCCTAAGCTTTCTATAAAAAATTGCCCATCACCTCTTCCTTTTCCTCCTAATTGGAATGGGGTTGAGTTTACATCTGGATAACCATCTGCCAATTGAGATGCGCCATCTATTAAAGTTCCATCTTCATCTACAGCGCTATTATCTAAATTAAGCGAAGAAGTGATACTTCCACTACCGTCAACACCACCTTCTCCATCTCCTTCTAAGCTATCTAAAGCATTTGAAAGTAAATTTTCTTGTACTTGTTTAACTTCATAAATAAATTCTTCTAAATTAAACAAACAATCCGGGGCTCCTAATAACTTAAAAATAAAATTTAAAGCATCTCTAGTTCCTCTTTTTTTGTAAAGCCAAACTATATTGTTTAACATTCTCCTCCAAAGCTCTAAATTATAATCATCATAAGACCTGCCCGTTTCATCAACCTCACCAGCTAAATAATCTAGTATATTTTCACTACTAAAAGCGTTTGGCAATTTTGCTCCTAAAAGATTTGCTAATCTTACAACAAATTTATTAGGTATACTTTCAGAGCCGTCATAACTAATTGAGTGTGCATAAGCTAAGCCATCTATATACTGTTTAATTTTATCAAACTCTTCTGCATATGTTATTGTTAGCTTTCTATATATTTGATTTTCTGAATCTAAATTAACAAAGTTTTCAGGAAGCATAGTCCTGAGCATTATGTCTGTTTTTTCTTGGTCAACACTTCTTGCTGAATTTAATATAGAAGTTGCATAATTTTCAAATTCAAAACCATAACTATTTGGAGCAAAACCATCTATTGTTCTAGGCCAAGTAAATGTAACTCTCTCATAAGTATCAGTATCTGGGCTTGGAACTAAAAAATTTCCACTATTAAGCAGTTGTTCTTCTAGATTAGAAATTGTTTTTTTGTACTGACCATATCTTGCTCTTGTAGGTCTTATATATAATGGATAAGAAAATTCAGTAGAAGTAATAGGTTCTTCTGGGAGTAATATTCCTTCAATTGTAAATTCAAAATAATTTCCAAGAGAATAATTATAAGAAATTATTTTGTGTATTACATTAACAAAAGTATCCCCAGTTATTGTACTTTGCGAATCTCCACTTAATTGAATTGCAAACTTATCGGTATCATTAAATAAGTCAATTTCCATTTCGCTTTGTTCTGTACGACCAGAAACATATATAATGTTACCTTGGTTTGTAATTGAAGAAAAAGCAACTTTAAAGCTAGAAAAGTTTTGAACTAAATCGTGTGAATAATCATATATTGTTACTCCACTTGAAATCGATTGAGATAAAAAAGCATATGGAAAATTGTCTACTATACTATTTATAGCGTTTGCAACTTTTGTATAAAATGAACCAAAATAAGCATAACTTGTTGGCTCTTCTGGATTTAGGTTTAATTCATTTTCTTTTGTATTAACAATTCTTAAAACATCAAAATCTGTAGAATCTGAATTATTTATATTATAATATGAACTAAAAGATAGTTGTGAATCAGTATTATCTAAAAAGTTTTGCTGTACATCCCTATCTAGCCTAAAATTACCAAAAGTAAAAACAGATTCAGAATTTGTAGCAGCGAACCTAACGTCCCTACCAGGTGTAGGATTTACATCCAAAGTTGTACCTGTATTTATAGATGCCATTTATAAAACTTTTTTTTAATAAATATTACAGCAAAAAAAGTTATAAAATTATTTCTATTTTTTTTTATAATCTATTTATTGCTAAGGAAATTATTTTTTTTTAAAATATTATGTAATCAAAAGTTTACTTTAATAGTTTAGAAATTATATTATACTAAATTCCTTAAAAGAGTAAATAGAAAATGGGATATATTTTAAATGAGCCTAAAACATTTATAAATGTTAAGCTAACAGATGAAGGTAGGAGACAACTTTCTTTAGGAAGTCTTAACTTTACTAGCGCAGTTCTTTCTGATAGAGAGATAAACTACGGTATAGATAGAACTGAAAAATATGATATATCTAATAATAGAATAATATCACCAGTAGACACCGAACCTGGAATATCAATAAATTTTGACAATACTGACGCAATACCTTTGGAGGGAAATCAGTTAGTATCTGCAAAACAATTTGCAACAGGAGCAACTGGTAGTTATGGAATGTTTACTGGCGTAACTATAAGTAGTGCAACAACTGCAATAGATACAACAAAAATATTAGGAAGCAATTTTAATACAATCACATATACTTCTTCACCTATGAGTGGAGGAACTTCTGTTGTATTAGATAACCCAGGAGGTTCATATTTTCCAAGTGCAGGAGATTTAGTTTTTATACCTTGGGAGCCAATACAAAATAGTGGAGCAACTTATACAAGTGCAGTAGTTCCATCTGGAAATCCTACAGTTTCTTTATGGTATAGAGTTACTGCAACAAGCGGTTCTGACACAATGTTTTTAGATAGACCTACTCCTGATTTTGCTTCAGAAGCTAATGCTCAAACTATAAATGCATATTTTTATCCATATAATGGAGTAGAAACTTATTATGGAACTGGTTCAACTGTTGACCCTCAAGTTTGGAATATGAACATAGTTAGAACTCAAAGCATAGAAGGTACTCCAATTTCAGCTAGTGGCTATACTTCATATGGCTCTATAGAATATAATGGAACTAAAGCTTATTTAGGTTTTGGTGGAAATATAAATGCTGTTGGAGTGTTACATTATACAAATGAGTTTACTGGAAATACTTATGCAGAACAGTTTGTTGAAAAGTCAGTAAGAGTTGACTTGCCTTATATTATGTGGCACAATTCAGCTCAAAATAATGGAGGAGGTTTAAGTTTTGGGGTAACTCTTTATGACGTTCAGGGGGTAACTACAAATGATGTAATATCAGATAGTACATATAGAGACTTAAGAGATGGGGTGTCAAGTACTAGTAAAATAGTTGGTAGAGTTTATCATAAATTGAAATTAATAGTTATAACAGATGCTGAACTTTTAACAGCTATGTCATATAAGTCAAATAGAAACTATACTTTACCTGAATTAAATTTAAATCTATCATCAACTCCAAAGTTTCCGCTTACAACAACACAAGCAAGTGGTTTATGTAAGTCTGGTAAAACTTATTTTGTTACTTATATAACTGAAAGTAATTCAACATATTCTTCAGGTTCTACATTTGGATATCCTCAATCTTTACATTGTGGATACATACAGCAGATAGATGGAGAAACTGATGATAATGGAAATAATCAATATTTAACAGCAACTTTTCCAACTAACTCATTTCCATATTTAAGAAGTAGCTCAAACATGGATGCTTCATCTTCTTTGTCTGGAACTGGTTGGAATGCAAATAAAGTACAATTATTAGTAAGCGAACAAGATTTAGGAACAGACACTGAAGTTGTAACTTTAGAAGATGTTGCCCCAACAGAATGGAAGTTAATTTCATCTTCTGTTGGAAATGGAATATATACAGGAGATACTACAGATTTAACAATAGAGCCAAATAAATTAAATGGTTATCAATTTATAATATCTCAAGAAGACTACGATAGTGGTACTACATATGTGTTAGATAGTGTTTTTACAACAAATGATGACAAAAGTTTAACAGGTCTTACGTTTGGGTGTGAATCATTTCTTTTTGGAAATGTAAAAGCAGATGCTTTATCTACAACTTACAAAACTGTAATAACAACATTTGCTAAAAATGATTCTTTCAATAGCTCAAACAATTCTACATATGATGCTAACTTAGACGATAATACTTATATAACAGAAGTTGGAATATTAGACAATGCTGGTAATTTAGTAGCTGCTGGCAAACCTACTTATCCAATAATAAAAAATGAAGGAAGATTTTTAACCTTCCAATTACAAATAGACTTTTAAAATAATAAATTAATAAAATGGGAGCAATAACATCAGCAACTACAGTTTACGCAACAGCTTACCTAACAGAGTTAGGAAGAAAATACTTATTTCAAGACCAAAACAACCCTAGGTTTGTTGAGTTGTCTGACGGAACTCAAGTGGACAGATTAAAAGTAGAAAGGTTTTCTTTAGGAGACCCAGATGTAAACTATAAATTACCAGATTTGCCACAATCTGGAGATATTCCTGATTTGTCTGGTGAAAATGAAGGAAATATAACTGGTGCTAAAGGTAGAACTTTAACAAACTTAATAAGCCCAGGAGATGCGGTTTTAGGTAATGAGTTTGAAACTTTAGAATATACAACTAGTCAAAGAGATATAGTTGTTGATTTAAATAAAGATTTATCTAAATTACAAACAGTTATAACACAAGAACTTATAACTTTAATTGATAATGAACCTACTTTAGAAGCTATGTATGACGTTCTTCCAAAAGTGTTTGGGAATTTAGTAATGAAAGATAATGAGTTTGTTATAAATCTTTCAGAACCAGAAGGAGGAAATCCTGGATATAGGATGAGAATAATCTATCCAAGCATAGAAGAAGATAGTAATATAGTTACTATACAGTTTGAAACTGCTACTGCAAAAACAGTAAAAAGGAAAGATTTTGAAATGATTTCTAAAAAGATTTCTCCTACCAAGTTTGGAGCTAAAACAGTACCAGACCCAAATAACTTATCAGATTTAACAATTTAAAAAAATAAAATTATGTCAAAAAATGTATCACCACCAAGAAAAGTAGCACAAGACTTTAGTCCTACACCTAGAACTAAAAGATTAGGGCCTATACCTGCTTTAAATGATAAGCCACCAGTGGAACAAGTTGTTTATGATGCAAATCAAAATGTTGTTTATAATGATTGGACAGTAATGAGCAACTTTGACGAAGGACTAAGACAAGCTCTTATAAATTGGATAGACACAACAAAAGAAGGAAAAGTAGTTACAAGTACGACTGGCTCAACAAGAAGTAAAACTATTAACTTCCAATTTTATGGAAATCCATCTAGAGACATGATAGGAAATGGAGATTTAGGAACTTTCTCATTAAATTTTAAATATACTAGAAGCATTATTAGACCTCTAGCATCAAGACCTGGGGCCGTTCCTCTTGTAACAAGATAAATAAATAATTAAATAATAAAAAAATGATTGCAGATTCTAGATTCACAAAAAAAGTAGACTCATATGTAGCTCTTCAACGAGAAAGTTCTCGAATAAAAGCTATGTCAGAGACTGAATTGGTATACACATTATGTGACAGAGATGATTTAACTAATAATAAAGGGAATTATTTTATGTCCTTTAATTTGCCATATAAGACATCAGCACTTCCGACAACTAGTGATATGTCTAAAATATTCCCAGAAATTCAACAGTTAAACGTTGACCAAATTATAATAACTCCTATACCAGCTAGTGAATATAGTGAGTTTATAGACGGTCAAACTATTAATTTTAGAGTTCCTGTTAGTGGAAGTACAAATCCTAATGCTCTATCAGGAGTTACATTAATATCTAGTACTTATAGTGCTGAGAAAGCTTTAAAGTCTGAATCAAACATTCTTATAGGAGACAATGTAGTATTTTTATTCTCTGATGATATTAACAAGCCATATACTGGTAAAACTAGAAATGAATTAGATGAAGCAATAGATAATTCAACTAACACATCTTGGGACCCTACTGGAGAATATAAAGATAGACCTGGGGCTGTTTCTTATACAGAAATAAGAGATTTTTATAACACCGACCAAAGAGCCAGTGCAAATTATGCAGTTACTGTTGATGCTGGTTATCCTGACAATAGAAGTGGTTACAATTATGATATACCTTGTGGTTTTGCAGTTTTAGATAAAGGATATGTTGTTATAACTCACCCTCAAATTGTAAATAATTTTCCTTGGACTTCTGGCTTTACGGCAGACGGTTCAGCTTATGTTGATGATTTTAATGTAGGTAGTAAAACAAAAATACATTTTACTGGGAGTAATTTATCTGATTTAACTTCTGAAGGCTCTTTGTTGTCTTTTAAAGATATAGATACATCATTTAAAATGACTTCAGTTTGCTTAGCTTTACCACAAGAATTTTATATATCTAACAATAAAACTTGGGATTCCGATAAAGCTTTAGCTCAAATAGAAAGTGAAGAAGGTTTTGTCAATTTTGATTCTATATATGTAACGGAAGTTGGATTATATAATCCGTTTGGAGAATTGATAGCTGTGGCAAAATTAAGTGAACCAGTTGAGAAAAACTATGTTAATGCCATAACTTTTGAAATAAACTTAGAAATGTAGAAGTTATAAATTGTAATGTTTAAAGCCCGAATTATTTTCGGGCTTTTTTATTTACTTTTTTTTACAAAAATGTATTTTAAAAAATAAAAAAATGACATTAGGATTAGACATATCAACAACAGTAGTAGGAATAGCTTTATTTAATAGTGAAGATAAAATTTGCAATCTTGAATATATAAAATTTAAACAAAAAACAACTTTATTTGAAAGGTTAGATGATTTTATAAATCATATTGACAAATTAAGTGAAGCTCTTAATTTAGAAGATGGAGAAAGTAAAATAAAACACATATCTATAGAAGAGCCTTTAAAAAAGTTTAAAGGAAAATTTTCTAATGCAGACACTATTCAAAAGTTAACAATGATGAACGCTATGATTAGTGGATATATGTATAAAAAGTTTAATGTAGAGCCAAGATATTACAATGTAAATACAGCAAGAAAAATGGTATTTCCTAGTTTAGTAATACCTCAAAGCGCTCCAAATAAAAAATATATGATTTGGGAGAAGGTGGTTGAAAGAGAGCCTCAAATTAATTGGAAATATTCAAAAAGAACTCACAAATTAATTCAGGAAAATTTTGATATGACAGATGCTTACGTTTGTGGTTTGTGCGATATTATAACAAGAAGAACAACTGAAAAAAATACTTCTAAAAATTAATATTAACAATTAGTCATTTGTTTTAACAATTACTTGTAGATTGTTTCTTATTTATTTATATTTGTATACTAAATGCAATATGCAATAAGTGAATAATACTTCTCAAATAATTTTAAACATCTTAACTAAGGTTTTAGGAAGCCCCAAAAAAGAGGGTGAAAATCTTAAAGAGTACGAATTTAATTGTAAATCAAAAATTTGTAGACAAGATAGCGATAAGTACAATCTTGCTTATAATTCTAAAAACAATATATTTCATTGTTGGAAATGTAAATATAGTGGAACAGTACATAAAATAGCTGAAGACTATGGCAATAATGAAGATTTAGAAAGAATAAACTCAGTACTCCCTAAAAAGTCTTATAAAAAATCAAACAATAAACCTAAAGAGTATAACGAGCTAATAACCTGTAGTTTACCAGAAGGATTCAAACCTTTAACGAAAAAAAGCAATAGTAAATATTACAAATCTGCTGTAATGTATGCAACAGGAAATAAAAAAGGTCAAAGAGGCTTAACTTGGGATTTAATAAAAAAATATAATATAGGTTATACTGAAAATACAGGAAACAGAAAGTATAGAATTATTTTCCCTTCATACAATGAGCATGGAAAAGTAAACTATTATGTTGGTCGTTCTTATTATGATTTCATCAAACCTAATTATATGGGACCTCCAAAAGAAGAAGTGGCTAGAACAGAAATTATATTCAACTCTAAAAACATTAATTTCGATTTGCCAGTTATATTAGTTGAAGGAGTTTTTGATATGATTCATCTTTATAATGCGATTCCAATGTTGGGGAAAGTTCCTTCAGAATTTATAATTAACAAGTTGAAAGAACATAATACTAGAGTTATATTGTGTTTAGATGAAGATGCTTTATATGATAGTATTTCTTTATACAATCAATTAACATCTTATGGTTTAGATGTTTATTTTGTTGAAATAAAAGATGATATAGATGAGTTTGTTAAATCTAATGGAAAAGAAGCTACAATAGAACTTTTAAAAACTTGTAGAAAAATTGATTTTCAATATATTTTTAAAAAATTAGCTCTCAAAGAAAAAAACAATAAAAATCATTATTTAGATGAGAAAAAGTTGAAGTCTGATTGGGAGCAGATGAAAAAAGAAATTTTAAAAGACCAAAACTAGTAAGTTAGGAATGGATAGTAATATTAAAATAAATATAAAAAATAGTATAGCACACATATCTGATATTCATGTTAGATATGGAAGCAGACACGAAGAGTATAGACAGGTGTTTAGCAAGACTATTGATAAATTAAAAATTCAAAAACCTAGAAGAATTGTTTTAACTGGAGATTTGTTTCACATAAAAATTACACTTTCTCCAAATGCTGTTATTTTAGCTGGTGAATTTATAGAAGAACTTTCTCAAATAGCTCCTGTAGATATTTTGTTAGGAAATCATGATTTAAATTTACAATCCTTATCTCAAGGAAATGCTGTAGACCCGATTATAAAACTTCTAAAAAATGGATATTATATAACTAAAGAAAACTCCAAAATACCAGAACATAAAGGAGAAAATTTTGGAATATACTTCTTTAAAGAAAGTGGGTTTTATGAAATAGAAGAAGATTTAGTTTATGGTATATATTCGTGTTTAGACAATGAAATAATATCCCTAACAAAGAAAGAGCCTAACAAAAAATATATAGCATTATATCACGGACCAGTATATGGTTGTAGAGGAGATAATGGGCATGAACTAAAAGGAGAAGAGTTAATGCGCTTATCTGTATTTAACAATTTTGATATAGTACTGCTTGGAGATATACATGAACATCAAGCATTTTGTCCAAAAAATACAAACAAAGAATCTATAGCTTACAGTGGAAGTTTAATTCAGCAAGGTTTTGGTGAATCAATGAATAAAGGTTATTTGATTTGGGATTTAGATAAATGTTCTTTTACTAAAATAGACGTACCAAATGATTATGGATTCTCTAAATTAAATATATCTAGAGGTGAATTAATAGAAGAAAGAATAAATGACCTAATATTATCTAATGACCCCACAAAAACAAAGGTTGAAGTTTCTTGGGAATGCTTTGAAGAAGAATACTCTGTAGAAAAAGAAAGGCAAATAGAAAAGTTAATAAAATCTAAATATGGATGTCAAACAATATCAGTAGATAGTAATTATTTGGATAAAACCGAGGAAATTGAAGGTATAGAGATAGATGAATCAATTGATTATTCAAACACAGAAGAGTTTGAAGGTTTATTAAAAGAGTTTGTAGATAATAGTGAGTATGAGAATGAAGATGAAGTTATCGAATTGTCTAGAAATATAGATAAAGAATTAAATTATATATCTGTTAAAGGTAAAAAATGGTATTTAGATAAATTGGTTGTGTGGAACTTATTTTCTTTTCAAGAAAATCCTGTAACTTTTGATTTTAATAAATTAACTGGGATAACTGGGATTTTTGGTAAAAACTTTAATGGAAAAACTAATTTAATTAGAGCATTCATTTGGATAGCCTATAGAAAAATACTAGGAGATGGAGAACCTTATAGACTAGTTAATATGTACACCAAAAATAACAAAGCTGGTGGTCGAATATATTTGACAATAGACTCTCAAAAGTATTATATAGAAAGAACGGTAAAAGTAAGGACAAAAAAAGATGGAACTCCTGACGTTTCTTATGGAGTAGAATATAAAAAACAAGTTACATCAGAAGAAGGAGAAATTTTATGGGAAAATGTAGATTCAGAAAAAGCTGCAACTGAAAAAAAAGAAAGAAGCAATATTATAGTTGAATCAATAGGGACTTTTGAAGATTTTACTAAGACAGTTTTGCAAGCTCAAGGAGGAGCTGGCAATTTCTTAGAAATGAGTCAGCAGCCTAAAAACGATTTAATAAATAAGTATCTAGGATTAGAAATTTTCAGAGATAGATATGATTACGCTAAAAAAGTTTTTAACGATATAAAATCAAAACAAAAAGCTTTAGGAAACCCAAAAGATATAGAGGAAGACATAAAGAGTCAAGAAAAAGAAATTAAAGAACACTCTAAATTAATTGAAGATTTTAAAAAAGAAAAAATAGAAGTAGAGAAGGAAGTAGATAATCACCAAAATAAAGTTATAGAACTGACTAAAAAACTTATAAAAGTAGAAGAAACTACCTACAAAACAGAAGAGTCTGCTAAGTCTAAAATTGATTCTCTTAAAGTTGTAAATAATTCTACAGAACAAAGTATATCTAAATTAGAAGTTTGGGTTTCTGAAAACTTTAAGAAAGAATTACCAGAAAATTCTAATTTAAGTACAAAAAATATAGAAGATTCTTTAAATTCTGAAAGAAAACTGTTTGAAAACGAAAAAAAAGAGTATGTTTCATTAGATAAATGGATAAAAAGCAACTCAAAAAAGGAAGAAAGCGATACAGAGCCTATAAATCAAACAATATCTAAAATTGAAACTGCAATAAAAGGTCTAAATGATAAGCTTTTAATTTCAAAAGGCAAAAAATGTCCTACATGTGGAAATGTAGAGCAAAAAGCCGACCCAGAACTTGAAAATCAGTGTAAAAAAGACATAGAAAGAGGTAATGTTGCACTAAAAGCTCAAAAAGAGTTGTTAACTATTGCAAAAAATGCACAAGTTCACAATAACTTATATGACAAACAGGAAATAAAGCTAGGTTCTTTAAAAAACTCTCTTCAGTCAAGAAAAAATACTATAGATGAACTAAAAAATAGCTTAGAATTATCTAAAAACGTAGAAAAAATCAAAAAACACAACTCTTTAGTTGTGGAAAACAGCAAAAAACTAGAAAGTTTAAGAAAGCTTTTGTTGTCAAATGGTTCAGAAATAGAAAATATAGAAAAAGAAATTAAAATTCTAGAATCAAATAAAAATTCTATTGAAAAAAATAAAGAAATTAATGAAGAAATAAAAGGTTATAATTTTGAAATAAAAGGTTGTAAATTAAGGTTAAACCAATTGAACGAAAAGATAACAGAATCAAAAAGTACAATAAAAGTATCAGAAAATAACATAGAAAATTTTACAAATAAGCTAAATTCAATAAGAAATGCAGAAAAAGCTTATAGTAAGTACGCAATATATTTACAAGCAGTTCATAGAGATGGGATACCAGCTAGAATAATAAGAAAAAAACTTCCTATAATAAATCAAAAAATAAATAACATATTAAAAAGTTTAGTTGATTTCAAGATAGAACTTATAATAAGGTCAAATGGAGATATAAAAGAGTTCTTTTATTTTAATTCTATGGAAAAGGATGGAATAACAATGTCTATGGCTTCAGGTGCTCAAAAATTTATTGGAAGTGTTGCAATTAGAGATTCTTTACATTTTGTAAGTTCTTTAACAAAGCCCTCTTTATGCATAATAGATGAAGGTTTTGGGTCTTTAGATGAAGATTTAGCAATCGCTATGGATTCTGTTTTCTCTTACTTAAAAAACAAATATAGAAATACCTGGATTATAACTCATAAAAATGAAATAAAAGATTTTGTAGACAATATAATCCAAGTTCAAAAAAGTCAATCTGGATTAAGTGAAGAAGATTTAGAAGAAAACCCTAAAGCTGGAGTTTCTGTTTTTGATATAGTTACTTAAGTTATTGTTCTTCGCTATCTTCTGTTCCAATCCTAGTTTCTGGATTTTGTATAGGTTGTTCTAAAGGTCTTTCGTTTGAATCTCTAAATCTTTTTAGTTGAGATTGCCTTTCTCCTTCTTCTTTTTGTTTTCTAAACAAGTCTTCTTGAAACTTTTTGACTTTAGATAGGTCAGTAGAAACTTCTACTGTTAACATACCTTTATCGTTAGGGCTATATCCATTTAGTGGGCCTTGAAAAAAGTTACCAGTAAGCCACATTCCTTTTATGTTATCTTCTTTGAATAGTCTCCAAACATTTTTAGCTTCAGCACTACGAACACCAGTTTCTTGCGCTTTAGATTCTGATTGTCCAACTTTATGTATCGCTCTAATGACACGATTTCCAGCTTTTGAAATTCCCATAGCAACAGGATATATAAGTCTATATTTTCCAGAAGGAGCTTTCATTTCATCTCCTTTGTATAGAATTCCAACTTCTCTTCCTTCTATTATAGCTTGAGTCATTAAATCTATATTAAAAGAAGTTCTAGAATCGCTAAGAGCAAAAGCAGTATTGTTATCTACTTCTTCGACTATAATACCAGCCAACTTTTTTATTCTATTTTTATAAGACTCAGAAAGTAACAAACTATTTTTTCTTTTTAGATTTTGATTTTCTTGCTTTTGATTTTTTTGCTTTTGCCCACAAATCAGCATCTGCTTTTCTTGCTCCACCACTACCCGTTATAAATGAGTTTACTCTACCCATAGCCCAAGCACTTTGAGGAGTTCCGGGTCTGTGACCTGAATTCCAAGCTGCCATACCTCTACTGTGAACTTGCTTTAAAATTGTTTTAGATATACCAGAAGCTTTTGCTTTGTTAGCAAGAGTTTTGTCGGTAGAAGACTTTTTGTTTTCATCTAACTCTTCAGACTCTCCATACATTTTTTTGTAAGCTTTAGTAGCTGCAGATTCTTTTGTTTTATATCTTTTTCCTATTCCACCCTTACCAGATTTATAGTCTGCATCCCATTGAGACTTATAAACATCCTTACCAGAATATTTATCTATCTCTTTTTTCATTGCAGATTTATTTTTTGTTAAATATTTTGCAGGCACTTTTTTTCCTGAAGCGCTTCTTTCTGATTTTGCTCTTTTTTTACGCTCATTTAGCAATTCTTCATTTTCTATAAAAGCCCTTAAAGTTTCATATATTACATTACTAATATTTGATTTATCTTCTAAATTTGTTTTATATATTTTTAACTTTAAATCTTTATTTCCTTTAATTATTCTATGATATCTACCAGACTCTATAAGAATAGGATTTTCTGGCTCTATACTTTGAGGAACGTTATTGTCAAATTGTATTTTCCAATCAGTTTCATGTAAAGGAAAAACTATTCTATCCTCCCTATCTCTATGCCAAACCAATTCAATATCATCTGTTGATTCATAAAAAGTTCTAACTATATATTTTTCATCCTTTTGTTCAGAATAAGGTTTACTAACATCTACTAAAAAATTATTATCATTTAAAAAGTTTTTACCAATTAAAACAGGATATTCCATATTAGACCTATTGTTTAATGTAAATTCAGATTCATAATTATTATCTCCTATATTAAACTTTAAAACAACACAATATCTTTTATTTTTTATACCATTTGAGCTTTTAACAGTTTTTATTTTATAATCATCGAAAGTTATTTCTTCTGGATGGTCTAACAACATACAATTCAAAACGCCATCTTTAACATAAAAGTTAGTACAATGAATAGAGTTAGTTACCGCCCCAGTATCTACTTTAGAGTTTGTGTTTTTGGAACTAAAATCAAAAACAAGAGGCAAATTACTACCAATTACATTTTTAATTGTTGTATCATCTTCAACAGTAAATTGATTTTCTTCTTTCCACTTATTTAAAGAAATCATATCAAAGTCTTTTAAGTTTGAATCATAACCACATTTATGACATAAGTAAGGCTTGTCGTCTGACTTTTCTACCTCCCAGCTCCAACTACAATTTGGACATTCTATTTCTTTTAAAAAACTCATATCATTAATTAAATATTATCATAATAAGTGTCAGGGTCATAATTTGGGTCTAATTTAAAACCAAGAACAACAC